CGGTCGCGCCATCGTGGAGCTCAGGAGGCACGGGCATCCAGGGCCCGTCACGGAACTTGCCCTGGGGCCCCAACGGGCACTCGTCGCAGCGTGCGCCACAGGAGCGCGGGTCGTAGACGAGGCTCACGGGACCGCCGGGTAGAAGACGGCCACGGCCGAGGGGAACGGGGCGCCGGACTTCGCGTCGCCGAACTTGAGGCGGCCGCGGATGAACGCCACCTGGGCGTGGTCGATGACGTAGTCGTGCCACCACGCCGTGTCCGTACGAGCCGGAAGCAGGCACACGACCGTCGCTCCCTTCTGGCTCTCCTCGTACGCCTTCCGCACCCAGCGCCCGATCTCACGACCGTACGGCGGGTTCATCCAGCAGACCTCGGGCGCCCAGTCCTGACGCAGCCCGTCGTCCTCGCGCGTGAAGTACCGGGGGCACTTCGCGTTCGAGGCGTCCGCGCACACGTCGAGCGTGAACGGGAAGAGTTGGGCCCAGTCGTTGAAGAACTGCTGCGGCGTCGCCCACTGGTCAGTGGCCGAGGAGAACATGAGGTCGGTGTTCATGCTCTCCGCGTAACTTGCCGCCGTGGTACTGGCTACTTCTTCGGCGCGGCCTTCGGCGGGTTGCCGTCCGACGCCTCGAGGGGGATGGCGTCCTTGGCGTTGTACGGCTTGCGAGGCTTGTAGTTGCCACTCTTCATGGCCTCTTCCTGCATGGCCTCGGCCTTCATCTTGTTGAGCTTGGCGTTGTAGTCCATGAGGACCTCCTAGAGTTTGGCGGGGCCCGCCATGTACCGCTGCTTGAGCTTGTACAGGGCCATGAGGTGGTTGGTGCCGATGTCGGAGATGAGGTTGGTCGTGCCCGCGGGGTACGCTCCGCCCATGCACTCATCGTTGGCGGCCTCGACGTACTCCAGGACCATCTCAGCGATGGCGACGGGCGTCGGAGCAGCCATCGCCACGGCGATGCACTCCTCGGCAGCCTTCCACGCCTTCATGGGCTCGAGCGTCTGGGCACCGTAGTGGGCCGCGATGAGCTCGGCGAGGTTGTCGATCTCCTCGACGCGCGCCTGGTAGAGGCCCGCGAAGAGCGTGTGGTCGCCCTGGAACGACGAGCCCTTGGCCTGCCAGTGCAGGGTCCAGTAGAGATGGTGTGCCGCCCGCAGGGAGGCCCAGAGCTGGAGCATGGCGGCGAGTTGCGGATTCATCGTGAGCCCCGGTTCCAGACCAGGTTTTGAGCCGCGAGGGCTTCCTCGAGTTCTTTCTGGCTGAAGGCTCCCGAGCGCAGCGCTTCCATGACGGCGAGGTCCGCGGCTTTCTTTTCGTCTCTGGCCGCGCGGAAGAGAGGCTCGTCTACCAGCGCACGGCCTATGCCACCCACCGCCGCACCGCCCTCGGCGGCCAGCCCGGTCGCCGGAAGCATGAACGGACCCGTAGGCGCCGACAGACCCGCCCCGATGGCCCCTCCAATGCCTGCGCCTGCCGCGATGTACGCCTTCCGCTCGTCGCCGAGGCGCGCGAGTTCGTTGTGTGCCTTCTTGACGCGACGGACTGCCTGGTACAGGGGCGACTCCTCGACGGGAGGCTTCACAGCCTGAGCCGCGGGCTTGTAGGGAGCGCGGTACTCGGCGGTCATCTCTTCCGGAACACCGCGCACCGACCCCTTCGGCGCAGCGGACGGTGTTGCGGGCGGGGGCGCGGCGACCCTGCTCTCGCCGGCGATGATCTCAGCCGCGTAAGGATCGTTGCCGGTGGCAGTTCTGAACTTGGTGGCTTGCTCAGCCTGCGCGGCGCGACGCTTCTTGTCCATCATGTCGTAGTAGTCAGCCATCGTGAGTCTCCCGACGCCCCTACGGTATCACGTCGCGAGGCAAAAACAAGACGCCCGCCCCGGGGTGAACCAGGACGGGACGTTGTGGTGCAAGGAGTGTCTACTCGACGTCGCCGGGTAGACACTTCTGGCTAGCGAGCGATGTTCGCCGTGGGCGGGGGCGGGAGGCGAAGACCGCCAGCCGGGACCGGAGCCACCGTCACGGGAGCCATAGGAGCCGCCATCGGAACCACGGGAGCCGAGGCGAGGTTGCTGCCGCCGCCGTTGTTGGTCGCCGCCACGGTGGGCTTCGCACCCGACGCGACCGCAGCCTCGAACGCCGCCTTGTTCATGAACTTGTTGATCGTGGCGTAGCTGCCCTGCACGCCCTGCTGGCCGGGGACGAACTCAACGTGCGCCTTGCGGCCGCCGTTCGCCGAGGTCACGAACCACTCGTCGCTGATGTCGCCGCTCTCGATCTGCTCGTCGTTGTAGCCGAGGCTGTGCAGGATCGTCTTGATGGCGCCCAGGCGACCGCGGAGCGACTTCTCGGGGAGGCCCGCCACCGGGAGGTGGACGAACTGGAACATCTTGAAGCCGTTGTCGAACTGGACGTGGAGGCGACGAGCGTCGGCCTTGTCGCCAGCCTTCTGCTCGAGCTCGAGGATCGAGACGGTGTAGTAGCCAGCCTCGGGAGCCGAGGAACCGAGGGCGCTGACGCCCTTGAAGAGAGAACCGCTGATGGAGATGGACATGGAGAATGGCTCCTGCTGATGGACGTTGATGGTGGGGGTGGTTGACGTGAAGGACTAGGCGATGGAGGGAGGCGGCGGCAGAGCCGGGCCCGCCTTCACCGTGTCGTCCTTCTGCCCAAGGTCGAAGAGGTTCCTCGCCTTGCGCTTCTGGAGACTAGCGCGGGCAATACCATCCTGGCAAGCCCACCTGAGATGAATCTGCTCAACTTTCTTGTGTGCGTCTGCGATCTGCTTGATCGCATCAGGCACGCTGACGCCCTCGAGGAGCTTGGCCGCAAGCTCGTCGGCGACCTCGTCCTGCCACTCCAGACCTGCGACGCGCGCGAGCTTGTAGCCCCCGGCCGAGGCGCGGAGGATCTCGCGGAGGTTGCCGGGCGTCTTCGACCAGCACACGCCCGTGCGGTCCCCGGTCACCCACTCGGGGTTCGTTGGGTCGCAGAAGTACGTGCCGGGGAACCAGGGGTCGGGGTAGGTCTGGTCGACCTGGGCGCGGACGTTGATGTCGCACCAGCTCGGCAGCGTCTCCACCTGGTTGCGGCTCGGGACGTTGGGGCCGCCGGGGCAGAAGATGCCATCGGCGTTCGTCCCCGGAGGACGCTCATGGAACGTGAAGGCGAGATGGACGCCCAGGTGACGGGCCAGCCCGCTCATCACCAGCAGGTACTTGTTGAGCATCTGGTAGGCGTAGAACTTGTCCCGCTTCCCGGACTTGCCCATCGGGGCTTCGTCGTGCCACGCGAGCATGCTGCGGTCGCAGATGTGGCTCGCGTCATCGATGATGATGGCGCCGTACTGAGCGGCCATGCCAGTCTTGCCGACGTAGTCGAGGAGCGGGATGAGCTCCTGGAGCGTCTGTGGGGGCTGCGGGTACACGCTGGGGGTGAAGCCCAGCTCGTTCTGCGCGACGAGCGTCAGGGCGCTCGGCACGCCGATGCACAGGGCCGTCGGGAAAGCGGCCAGCATGTCGCTGGTCTTCTTCTTCTTCGGCTTGCCGTACACCGTGACCATGACGGTCGGGTTCTCGGGTTCAGACATGGGGCATCCATGAGGCAGGGGGGTGTGTCGCCGCGTGAGCCTCATCCGCGGCGCCTTGTCCCTTAGTGGGACTCCCGGAGGCCGACAAGGGGCCCCCGGAGAAGAATCACTCGAGCAGCGCGGCGCCTGGGCCGGCGGCGCAGAGGTTCAGCGCGGAGCACGCGCCGTACCGCCCGTAGCAGGAGAGCTCGTTCTGGGCCTTGGGCCACTCCCAGTGGTCCGTCGTCAGGTCGAGCTGGGCGATGGCGTGCTCGGCCATCCAGAGCTGCCGCGCGAACTGTGCGTCCCGGTGCGGGGTCGCAGGGACCGCCACGCGCGCGACACGGTAGGGCGACATCGTCTGGATGAGGTTGAGCCACACGCCGCCGAACCGCTCGCCGTAGAGCTGCTGGCCCATGATGCGGAAGGCCGCGAAGCCGCCGTCGATGGCGTAGCCCGTGGCGCTCGAGTTCGCGTTCACGTTTGCCTGGTGCTTATGGTCCCAGATGTAGTAGCGGCCTGCACGATCTCGTGTTACGAGGTCGATGCGGCGGGTGATCGTGATGGCCGTTCCGTGGTCGGGGTGTCCCGGCGCGGCTAGAGGCGTGACTTCAATCTGGACTCCGTCTAGCGCGTACCACCCGCCGCCCCTCTCCTCTCCGACCCACAAACCCCACGCTCCAGCCTTCACGCCGATGACGGCCGTGACGGGTGCCTCGACTGCGATGACATCGCCAGGGGGCTCAGGGTACTGCGAGATGTAGCGGCGGAAGATGCCGACCATCTGCTCCAGGTGTTCGTGCCCTCCGTTCTTGTCGCACCAGGCGACCGCCGCGGTCTCCGGGTCCATGAAGATGTCGGGGTCCTTGTAGACCATCGTGTCGACCACGACGCCCTCGGGGAGCCGGGCGCCCCAGATGGCGTGCTGGTGCGCCTGGAGCGTGTGGCCCAGGGAGCCGCGCGTGAGGGCGCTGATGGGCGGGGACAGGTCCGGCGCCCCGCCTTCCTCCACGGGCTTCTGGGAGAGCCGATACTGGTAGGCGAAGAGCTGGGGGCACTTGAAGTAGTTGCCGATGCGGCTCCAGCCACGGCTGGACTTGCCCGCGTCGATGAGGACCTTGTTCATTCTTCGTCCTGGATGATGAGTTTGGAGACGACGTCGTCCATGAGGGCCTCGCGGTCCTCCATGCCAAGCAGCTTGTCGCCCATCCCGGTCAGCTCGTCGGCTGCCAGGAACTGCTCGATGGGCCCGAACTTGTCGGTGAGGATCTCGACGACCCTCTCGTCGTAGGTGTTGGCGGCCACGACGACCTTCAGCAAGGTAGCCCGTCCGCCGTGCCTGTCGAACCGCCCGCGCCACTGGAGGAAGTCGCCCGGCTTCCAGGGCAGCATGGCGAAGATGGCGAGGTCCGCGGTCTGCATGCCGTCCACTGCGACGCCAAACGCCTGCCCCGTCGCCACCAAGCAGCACGGTCCCGTGTGCGCGCGGAAGGCGTCCATCATGTCGTTGCGTTCATGCTCGCTCACTCCGCCGTGACCCGTCCAGACGACGGCGTGCTGGAGCGCCTCGTCGCCGGAGCCCGCCGCCTTGCGGATGGCCTCGCCCCAGATGTCGGCCTCGCGTCGGCGGGCCGTGAACACGACGACCTTGCCGCCGCCCTTCAGCCCTTCGAGCGCTTCCGACACGACGTACCCACGCTTCCTCGAGCAGGCTTCGGACAGTCGCGCCTCGATAAGTTGCTCGGCCGCCGGGATGTCGTCGTTGCGGCCCGACATCTGCTTCACGATCTTGGCGATGGCCTGGGCGTAGGTGGTCTGGTCATCGAAGCGCTCAGCCTTCCCCTGCTCGCTCACGGGCAGGTAGACGACCTGTACGCGCGTCGGCGGCAGGCTCGAGTGGCTCTCGGTGTAGGGCACTTCATGCGTGAAGAAGGAGCAGCGCGCCCGCAGCTCGTCGAGGTTCGAGCTGCCCTTGTCGTCCAGGCCGCCGTACGGGTTCGCCTGCGCGTCGCAGTAGCGGAGCGCGAACTTCCGGTAGCTGTGCGCGAAGCCGCCGGGGCTGAGCAGGTCGAGCTGCGCCCAGAGGCGCCGGGGACGCCCGTCGTCGAGCGGCGTGGCGGTGAGCCCGATGCGAAGCTCGAGGCTCTCCATGCGGCTCGCGTGCATGACCGCCACGGCCCAGGCGTCCTTGTCGCCGGACGCCGTCTGCCGGGTCTGGAACGTGACGTTGCCGTCCATCTGCTGGATGGCCTTCCACCGCTTCGACTGCCCGTGGATGTGGAGCTCGTCGAGCACTAGCACCCGCGGCGCCTGCGCCTGGACGAAGCCGAGCCAGTCCGCGAGGGCCTCGGCCCCGACGATGATGAACTGCCGCTGGCCCGTCGCCTCGCAGTGCGCGACGTACTGGTCCCACGTCATGTCCTTGGCGCGACGCTCGCCCTCGGGCAGCAGCCGGAACGGGAGGATGTTCGTGTACTGCTGCACCTGGCTCCACCAGACATGGCGAGCCTTCGCAGGGCACACGACGACAACCGTACCCGGGCGGGACAGTGCGTCGAGGAGCGTACCTACGGTCTTCCCTGCACCGCAGGGCCACACCTTCATAACCCAGGGGCGGGCTTCCGCCCAGGCGGCGCCTCGCTTCTGGTAGGTCGTTGCCATCTCGGCAACGTAGGGCTTGAGCTCCCCGCGGCGCACCTCAGCAGCGATGACCTCGCGGCCGCGGGCCTCGAGCGTGTCGAGACCTTCCGGCGTCTGCGGCCACGGCACGATGCCCGCCACGTTTACGCCCTCAGTCTCGAACGCGAGGCCGTAGCAGCCGAGGTAGTACTCGACGATCCAGGCTGCGTGCAGCGGCACGTAGAGCTCGAAGCGGGAGATGCTGTCGGGGAGTTGGTCCTTCCCGAGCCGGAAGCGACGGCGCCCCTGGAACGCCCAGGCGAGCACGCCGGGAACGGCGCTCTCGAGGGCACTGAGCGCGGCTTCGGCCTGCGGGTCGAGGATGATGAAGCGGTAGTGGGGAAGGTCCCAGGTAGACATGGCGGGCTCCTGCATCTCCACTAGCGGGAAGTTACCCCCGCGTCAAGGTTGACGCCGTGGAAACAATCGGCTAGGCTCAGCGTGGAGGTTCACCATGCCCGAGACCGCCGACGATGCGTTCGTCGCCCTCGTCGAGTACCACAGATCCGTCCGGCACTGGTCGCGCGCAGAGCTAGCGCGCCGTGCCGGCATCACCCAACCAGAGATCAGCCGGGCCATGAGCGGCGTTCGCATGCCCACGATGCGCCACGTTCGCGGCCTAGCCGAAGCCTTCGCCCACGCCCCCGTCGGACACCCAGAGGAACCCAGCGACTACTCCCAGTGGGTGTCGACGCTGGTTGACCTCGCCGACCGTACCAGGCGCGACGCACGCGCCGCCAAGGAGACCAAGTAGTCATGTCGAACGTGAACACCCCCGAGCGTTCTACCTACAAGCGCCAGACCGAGATCGCCGTCGAGGCGCTCAAGGTCAACCCCGACCTGCGGAACAAGGAGCTCAACGAGAAGATCCGCGAGGGTCTGTTCCAGCGCGGCCTCGGTGCCCCGGCCTTCGTCAGCAACTCCGTGCTCACGCGCGCCCGCAACCAGCTCGGCATCAAGAGCACCCGCGGTCGCCGCCCCGGCACGAAGAACAAGTCGACGCTCGAGCGCAAGGCGCGGGCCGAAGCGGCGATGAAGGTCATCGAGGCTGAGACCACCCGGTCCTTGAACGCCACGCTGGTGGGCATCCCGAGCCACCCCTCGACGGGCCTCTTCACGGGCAGCGAGCTCATCAACGTGTACCGCGGCCCTGTCGCCCCGACGCTCGCTGAGCTGCTCCGCCCCGTCGAGAAGCTCATGCGCGACCGCGGCATCTCGAGCATCACGCTCGACGTCGAGGGCCTCCACGTCACGCGCACCATCACCGAGAGTGTGGTGCTCTGATGCGGTATGGATCCATCTGCTCCGGCATCGAGGCGGCCACGGTCGCTTGGGAGCCGTTTGGGTGGACCCCTGCGTGGTTCGCTGAGATCGAGCCGTTCCCGTGCTCGGTCTTGGCGCACCACTACCCAGAAGTCCCAAACTACGGAGACATGACCAAACTCGCGGGTCGCATCCGTGCGGGTGAGGTAGAAGCCCCCGACCTTCTCGTGGGCGGGACACCATGCCAGGCGTTCTCAGTCGCAGGGCTTCGCAAGGGGCTCAACGACGAACGCGGCCAGCTTACCCCCGCGTTCGCGCTACTCGCCGACGCCATCGACGAGGTCCGCGCCGCAGAAGGCAAGCCTCCCGTCATCATCGTGTGGGAGAACGTCCCCGGAGTACTCAGTGACAAGGACAATGCGTACGGCTGCTTCCTCGGGCTCCTTGCGGGCGAAGACATCGAACTGCGACCGCCAGGGGGTCGATGGACGAACGCTGGTCTTGTGCTTGGACCCACGCGACAAGTTGCTTGGCGAATCCTGGACGCCCAGTATTTCGGAGTGGCCCAACGACGCCGTCGTGTGTTCGTTGTCGCAAGTGCTGGAGGCCGCGGAGTTCATCCCGCCCAGGTTCTTTTTATCGAGCCGGGCATGCGCCGGGATTCTCCGCCGAGCCGAGAAGCGCGGCAAGTCGCTTCCAGCGGCGTTGACCTTGGCTTTGAGGTCTGCGGCACGCTCAGCGACGGTGCCCACCACGGTGGAGGGCTGAACGGACAGGACGCCTACACCGGACGCATCCTTCCTGTTGCGTTCGACACGATGTACGCGACACAGTCCGACGTGGCCGGACCTCTTGATGCTCACTACTACAAGGGGCCTGGCTCGCGGCAAGGTGGCGAGCGAGAGTACGTCGTGGCGTCAGTTGCAGTGCGCGGACGCGAAGGCGGGGCGACGATTGAGGTGGGCGACGACGTGGCCGGATGTATGCGCGCCTCGCAGGGTGGCGCAGACAAGCCGCATGCGTTGGTCGGGATGTCTGTCCGCCGCCTGACGCCCGTCGAGTGCGAACGCCTACAAGGGTTCCCCGACGACTACACGCGCATCCCCTGGCGTGGCAAGGCTGCGGAAGAATGCCCCGACGGCCCCCGGTACAAGGCCCTGGGCAACTCTATGGCCGTCCCCGTCATGCGCTGGATTGGAAACCGGATCAACAACAGGAGCCAACCATGAACAAGACCATCGATGAGCTCGCGCCCGGCGCGCTGCTCCTGGAACCCCGCGAGGTCTACGACGATGCCCTGCTTGGCATGACGTTCGACGGTCGCGCCATCTACGACCAGGAGCACGTCATCCGCTGCACTATGACCGCAGACGGGATGACGTTCGAGGATGCCGTGGAGTGGCACGAGTTCAACACGTTCTGTGTCTACGACGGACCGAAGACCCCGCTCTACGTGCAGCTCGACTTCAAGGTCGACGTGGACGAGGGCGGCGAGGAGTAGAGACGCGCGGCCTCGACGACCCTAGCACCACGCTAGAGCCGCCGGGGCCGCGAGCCTTGCGTTGTCCCCGCAGGGACTTCCTATCTCAGTACTTCTTCGGCGTGTAGCTCTTGCCGTCGAAGTACAGGCTCTCCCCGCACCGCTTCGCGTCACGGTACGGAGCGCCCAGGCTGATGTGGATCCAGCTCTTCCCGGGCGGCTTCTCCAGGATGCACTGGCCGAACTTCAACCCGCTCTCGGTGACGATCCACTTGTGCAGCTCCTCGTCGGAGACACCGCAGCCGATGTCCGCGGCCTCACCGACAAGGTGTTGGCTGGTCTTCGAGCCTCCTGCCGCACCGTTCACAGATGGCCCCCTGAAGGCGCTCGTCACGCGGACAGGTCCGAACTTCGCACGGATGACCTCGAGCATCTCGGCGAGTGCCGTGAGGGGCTTCATGTACTGCTTGGCCTCCTCGCGGTTCTTTGCCTGGAGGGCCGTCTGCCCGGTGCGGGTCAGCTCATCGAACGTGAAGTGAGGGGAGAGGTTCACTTGCTACCTCCTGCGGCGGCAGGCTTCACGCCGATGCGCTTCATCGCGCGCTCGAGCAGGACGAGGCGCTTCTGGATGTCATCCGGGTCGAAGTCATCACCCATAGCCAGCGACGTGCGCTCGGCCTTGGCGACGCGACCCTCCAGGGCTGCGAGCTTGGCGTCCGTCTCGGCCTGCTTCGTCTGACAGGGTGGAGGCTGCGCGCCGTTGAGGCCCTGCGCCTGCCCCTGGAGCTCCATCTCCTTGAGCTTCTGCTCGTGCTTCTGCTCGGACATCTTCGTCCAGAGCTTGAAGCCTGCACCACCACCCACGACGGCGAGGACCGCGAGAGCCAGCGCGAGCATGGGGTTGGCCTGGGCGACGGCCATCGGGTCGAAGCCCGCCGGGACGGGCTCAGCGACCGTCGCAGCATGCGTCTCGACCTTGGCTCCGTCGTCGACAACCTGGGCGACAACCGCCTCTTTCTCAGGGGTTGCTTGCACAGGCGTCTCAGCCGGGATAGTCGAAGAGGCAGACGGGGCCGCGCTTGTTGTGGTCTCAGATGGTTCCATCTTCTTGTGTTCCTTGCGCTTGCGCGCTTCGTGAGGGCGTCGCTCAGCCTGGTAGCTGATCGACAGGATGGCTCCTTCGGGAATGTTGCAGTCGCGCAGGCGCTCGGCCGCACCCAGAGTGATCCAGATGCGGCCGTCTTGGTCGAGCGCGCAGTCTGGCCTAGATGGCTCCGGGTCCACTACACGTCCTCGACTCCCCGAACCCGCTCAGCGGGCCGTTGATCGCAACCGACGGGGGGCCGCTGATGGCGGGGAAGGTCTGTCCCATCAGTCCACCATGTCGCGCGCGACGTGCATGGACAGGCTGCCCAGGCGACGGAGGAGCTCGCCGACCTCAGCCTTGTCGAGACGCTTGTGTCCATCGGCGCCAGGCTTGAGGGCCTTCGCGATGAACTCGGCGAGTTCTGCGGCTTCAAGGCCGAGGGCAATGGCTTCTTGGGAGCTGATGGGCATGTGACCTCCTACGGGATGAGCTTGTGCTTGATGGTGTGGATGTCGGACTCAACGCGGTCCAACCGCGTGTCCAACTGGCTGATCGCTGCCTCAAACATCTTCCGGTCACGCTCATGGGCGGTGACGGTCTTCTCAAGTGCGGTCACCATGTTCCTCAGACTTTCCGCCTGCGACTCAAGGTACGCCTGTAGGACCGGGACGAGCCGTGTCGCAAGCCACCAGAGGATGCCGACGGACAGTGCCAGCGCACCCAGGGGCCCCGTGACCGCAGTGATGAAGGCTTCCATCGGCACTCTCCTTCACTCGGCCCTAACCGACGAGACGGAAGCGAGCGAGATCCGCGCCTGCCCCGTCCTCGAGTTCGCAGAAGTCCTCTGCCCAAACATGCACCACTACGTGCGGAAACGCGGGCAGCGTGGTCACGCCGCACGATTCGGTGAGCCGCGCCTGCGCCGTCTCCGGGTAGGCGGCGACGTACTGCTCGATCTGCTCGGTGTAGGTC